TTGCTAACTTATAGAGAAACTCTCTCGATTCTGTTTCAAAGTGCTTAGTTTCTAGCCACTGTGTAAACAGTTGATTGAGAATATCCTCAGTCACCATAGTCATAGTATCTTTTATTTCATCACATTGGTAGCCTTTAGTCAAGGTCCTTTGTGCGTCATCATAAACCGATACCTTTTTTGGTTTGCCATCAGGGTCTTTTTTAAAGTTCTGATGTCTATTGTATTTTTGTGTCATCTATCTCTCATCTATTATTGTTGTCCTCCCATCAAAGCTGAGGGGTCTAATCCTGCTTGCTGTGCCATCTGCATAGCTTGTTCAGGGTTCTCCATAGCTGCTTGGGCTAATTGCTCTCCTTGCTGTTGGATTTCCTCTTCTTCTTTCTCTTGTTGCTCTGTATCTTGGTATAAATTTTGGAAATCAACAGGTATTTGCTGAGGGGCTTGTGCTCCCTCAGTGCCTTGTGCTTTAACAATGATCTCAGCCCATTTACGATTTGATTCATCTTCAGCTTCTAATAACTGGCGTTTATTATCAATCTGCTTATTGTCAACCTCAGCTTTAATGAAGCTAATATTAGCAACAGCGGTTTGAGCTTCAAGCTGCGCTTTTTCAAGTTCAGCTTGTTTAGCTTGCTCAGCTTGTTGTTGAGCTTGTTGTTGCTTCTGTTGTATCTGTTGCTGAGCTTCCTCATTTGCAGGATCAACTAAGAACCTAGTAGGGTCTAATCCCATATTAGCGAGAATATCAGTAGCTAGATTGAAGGCCGCTAATGGATTAACATAGGGCGCTGATTCAGGATCTGCAGCCATAACAGGAAGAAGCTGAGCTATCTCATTTAACTTCATTCCTACATTGATATTAGAGTTTTCACCTAAATTAGCCTGGATATCTAAATCCATATTAGAAGGCATTGTTTGCAATACTTCTAGGGTTAAAGACGCATAACCTTTATCTGTCTTATAACGCATAGGGTTTTTCAGATTCGCCCTCATCTCTTTTAAGATGCCACGACATAAATCTTTAATGCCGCTCTCAACAAACCTTCTAGCAATATGCTCAACACGAATTTGAGCAGCATTTTGCGCATTTCCCATCTTCTGCTCTGAATTGCCAGAAACATACAATGTATCATTTAATCCCATTGCTGTTTTGCTAAGGCCTGTAGATTGTTCCTTCTGCATACCTAAGAACTCAAGCATAGCTCCAGTCCCAGGACTGATTTGTTCTGGAGTGATCTGTTGGATAGCTGCAGCGGGGTTGCCATTAGTAGCAATAATCTGCTTAGGCAATGGGTTTTGCAATGCAGCAAAGTCTACAACATTAGGATCTGCTAAGGTTCTTCCGTAGTTACCGAAGTAAACATTCTCAACGAATCCACGCATAATAGCTGTAGTCGCTTGAGTCTGTGGACGTGCCATATCAAGCAGGGAGAGCCCTTGAAATTCATGTGGAATTTCTATCGGGTTAAGTATAGCAATAGGAATATAAGAACTGTCTTCTTCTTCAAGAATAGTATCACCAGCTTTAATAACATGTACTAACTCTGCAATACCGTCCCCATCTCGGTCAGAACGAATCCAGCATTCAATAACCGTTACAGAAATATTAGCTTCGTCTTCTTCGTCGTCAGAATTAATCCAATTATCTATACCTGCCGATTGTTTACGAGCATAAGACTCTAATGACCACTCTGAGTCTCTGAAGGAAGCTTCTTCTCCCATCTCAGAAAGATCTCCAGTAAAATCTGGCCAGTTACGCCTAATGTCAGAGCGTGTCATATCTGTGACTAGCCCTATAAATTTAGCTTCACTTATGGTTTCTGCTCCTTTGTCAATAACAAAAGACTCTGGTGGAATGTTACGAATTTTAACACCTGACTTGTCAATCTTACGGCGTAGTCTAACATCTTCATATACGATAGGCCCTTCTTTAACACCTGACTTGTCAATCTTACGGCGTAGTCTAACATCTTCATATACGATAGGCCCTTCAATAAGATCTTCTTTTATATGGAGGTCTCCCACGATCTCAACATTTCTATCTGCTAACACTTGGTCTAATAAAGCTTCTTGAATCGTATCGTATTCTTCTACTTCATAATCAAAGCTTTCTTCCCATCCCCAGGTTATGGCGCTGTTACCGAATACAACTGCGGACTTAATCCAGGTGGACAATTTTGTCCAGCCATCCGAATTAGAGTTAAACAAGCAGTAATTTACTACGTCCGAAGCAACCTGGGAGGCTTTGATAGAAGCCACTTCGTTGCTATAAGGGACAAATAATGCTAACTTATTGTTATCAAGTAGTAACTTAGTTAACAGCGCGGTATAACCTTCTGCAATCTCTGCAGAATCTGATGAAACAATCTTAGATACACCTTGGGGAGATAAGTCTCCTTTAGCTTCTAAACTCATTTCATAAATTGAATTCTCTCTTCTCTTTGCAGCATCTGAAGACCCTGTATAACCACCAGTTGCATTTCTTAAGTTTCTATCTATAGATTCTAGCAATTGCTCGTCTGTAATTTTTTCTATTTTATGTTTGCTCATTCGCTCTCTCTCGGTTTATATATGCTTAATTACTCGCAATTTAAGTACACAAATAAGTTCTTATTAATGGAACTTATAGCCATTTTGTATCATCTGCCTGGTAAGAACTGTTTAATTCACCCCAACTAAACGTATGATTAGTGAGGGAATGCCCATGGGTTCTATATGCTTCACACGTTATTGCCATTGCCATAACTAAGTCATCATGATGCCCTAGTGAAGCTTCTGGCTTTCCTTGTGGAGTAACAATAAAGTTACGTAATTCTTCTATCGCTAAAGCAGAAGGTATAGCTATATCCTCATCCTCAATCATTCGTCTAAGATTAGAGATGATTGGAGAACGAGTTGCAGCTGTCGTTTTAAATCCTAAGTGGTTAATCCCTTCTGAATAAGTATTAGCTGTTTTCTTTTGCTGATAGATATTCGGATAGTTCATACCATGTAACTGTTGAACAGTAGCAATACCAATAGAGTTAGACTCTGGACATATCAAGGCATTGTTATACCATCTTCCTAGGTAGAACAATATCCTGCCATATCGAACAGGGTCGGTTCTGTTACTACGATAAATAGAAACAATCTCTCTATTACTAGTCATAACACAAGCAACTGAATAATCCCCACGTACACCTAATGCAACGTCAGCACCAATCAAGTATTTGTTATCTCGTTGAGGTGCGTCCCATACAGAAAGTGTTCCTTCAGTAGATTCATCAAATGAACTGTACGCATCATTAAACTCTCTTAGAGAATCTGGTGGTTGCGTAACATACTTATCCAATGACTCTTTATTGAAAACAGAACTACCAGACTGCAAGAAGGACTCTTCCGCTGTAAACGGATACTCCTGTTTAAATAGATTGGAGGAAGTTTCGGCTATCTTAATCCTACGCCAATACAATTGACCATTAGATAGTTCCCATCTCTCCTGTAACCTAAGCTCATCATGAGTCCACTCAATACCATCTGGGCACTTAAGTGTATACTCATCTTGAAGATACCATGGCACAAACAAAGGAGTAAAGTTACCTTCACCTCTCTCAGCTTTACTCCATAGATCGTAATAGACACCTTGTGCTCCATTGGACGTACTATTAATAATAATAATACTACCATTGGTTAATGACACAGACTGGAATAGACCTGCCATTACCTTCTCAGCATTCTGGAAGAAAGCCGTTTCATCACATAGCAATGCAGTATTAGTTGTACCACGTCCAGGGTTATCAGCACCTGCGGTAAACAATCTAAATTTAGAATCGTTACCTTCAAATACCATCTCTCTCTTATTCGATATCCCTAACTTAGGTTTTAAACTCTTAGGTAAGTTCTCCCAAAACGTCTTACTCATCTGGAAGATCGATTCGGTCGTTGGCTTATCTAAACTAATAATTACAGCTCTAGTATTCTTATAGAACAAAGTCCTATGAAAGATTAGAGCAGAACTAATTGTAGAGAAACCCGCTTGACGATACTTAGAGATAATCATTCTTACATAACCAATCTCTTTCATCTGCCTTACATACTCTTCTACAACCACAACCTGAGCTTTATTAATCTTTAGATGAATCAATCCTTTATCTGCATCTTTAGGATAGATCATTAATGCTTCTTCAATAAAAGCAATAGGATCTTCCTTCCATCTCGCCCAGGTATTCCGCTTCTCAAGTTCAACTATCAGCTCAGCGGCTTCTTTATTTTTACTCATCATTCACAATCTTTAAATTCTTCAATCTACTTTTGATTTCCTCTTTAGACATATCAGCAACATTCTCTTGATCTGCCATTGCATCTTTAGTAGGTTCAATATACTTATTAGCTTCCATGATTGCCTTAATAGCAATCTGATCACCTGCAGCTGTACCTTGAGCAAAATGACGTTGAGCAATAGTCGCTAACATCTCACCTGGACTCAAACCAGCTACTTCCTCAAAAGCTTCCTTAGTTAAAGTAATCTTATTTTTTATACCTTTAGGTCTTCCTGCTGGGTTTCCTGACACCCCTGGTTTAAATCTATTGCCTTTACCTGCGTTAGTAAACTCTCTATCAACTTCCTTCTGTCTCGCGTTTCTCATATTTTTCTCCTGAAATTTTAATTATGTAATCTTACTTTTGTCCCCCCTATACTTGTAGCCCCTGTGTGTGTCTTCTTTTTGATAAGGTTAGTACCTGTGGGTGTCATTTCTTCAAGGTTAGTACCTGTGTGTAATTTCCTAGAGGTCAGTACCTGTGTGTAATATATATATGTTGTACACCAGCATATATTCGACACCCCCCTCTTTACACGGGAGGAACGTCACACGGGATACAGCAACCCGATCATTGCTGCTTATACACTGGAGGTGTATCATGGCAACATTTGTCATTAAACTAG